CTTTATAGATGGATTAAATGAAAGATTACAAACAATTCCTAAAAGAACTCCCATCCAAGACGGTTGTTCTAGCCTGTGGTAAGTTTAACCCTCCAACGATGGGGCATGAACTTGTTATCAAGGCTGTCAAAAAGCTCGCCGAACAAAAAGGCGCAGACCACGTAATCTATGCATCCTCTGCATCTGATAACAAAAAGAATCCTCTATTAGTAGAAAAGAAACTCCAGTATCTTAATCTGGTATTCCCAAAGACCAACTTCGTTGAGTCCATGGAAAATATGCCAGCATTGATTAAGCAACTGAAAGAAAATTATAAGAACATCGTAGTTGTGACCAGTGCAGATAAAGCTGGTGCAATGCGACGTTTAGGTGTTGAGGTTATCTCTGCTGGTGAGAAAGATCCAGACTTAGATGAATCTCTTCGTTCTGCTGCAGCCAAAGGGTTGTATGAAGAATTTAAGAAGGGTCTTCCAACTGCCGTAAGAGAGATTGACTCTCGCCGTTTGATGAACGATGTTCGTATCGGTTCTGGTTTGGAAGCCATCAAAGAACAAATCAACTTAGTTAAAGACGATCTGCGTGAACAATATTTCCGTGGAGAGATTTTCAATGTGGGTGAGATCGTAGAATCCAATGGTGAGCAATTTGAAATTGTGAAGCGTGGATCGAATCACTTGCTTGTAAAAGAAGCATCAGGTAAACTTACATCGAAGTGGATTCAAGACGTGCAACCTACTGAACAGATTAAAAAACCTAAGAAGCACCAGCAGATTAAAACTGATATCTGCGGACAGTGCAGTAAAGAACACACTGGCGTTTGCCCAGATGATTTCAAGAACCCATTTGATCCAATGTTCAAAGAATCTTTTAAGACATGGAGAAAGAATAACAAATGACAGAATTAACAGCAGCTATTAAAGTAGCATTGGCAAATACATTCGTGATGTATTTCAAACTACAATCTTTCCACTGGAATACTGAAGGTAAAGACTTCTCTCAATATCACGACTTCTTTGGTGATTTGTATGATGATGTTTATGGCGCAGTAGATCCACTAGCAGAGAACCTTCGTAAGTTAGATGTTTATGCTCCACATAGCTTGATGGAGTTGTATAATCACAAGACTCTTATGGAAGAGAATGGTATTCCTGATATCAATGGTATGTTACGTGCTTCTCTTGCAGCCAATAACGAAGTCATTGCTAGCCTAAATAAAGTATTCGCTCTTGCAAATAAAGAAAACAAACAAGGTTTGGCTGATTTTATTGCAGGTCGTATCGATACTCACGAGAAGCATGGCTGGCAATTGCGTGCTTCATTAAAGGGATAAAATGAAGTCGTTTATAACTTACCTAACCGAAAAGAAAGATGCCTTGGGGCATGGTTCTGACTCTAAGTCAGATAAGTTAACGCACATTCATCACGCTGAAGATCGTCCAATCTTCCACGGATTCTCTGGTTTTGAACACACCCATGGCGCATTGTCTCATGCTCACGAGCACATGAAGGCTGGTCACCACAATACTAATCTTACAATGAAGTATGATGGTTCTCCATCAGTAGTATTCGGACACCACCCAAAGACTAAGAAGTTCTTTGTTGCATCTAAGTCTGCGTTTAACAAAGACCCGAAACTAAACTACTCTCACGAAGACATCCAGAAGAACCATGGACATGCTCCAGGTCTAGTTGCTAAGCTAGGTGCTGCGCTTGAACATCTACCGAAGGTTGCTCCGAAGAGTGGAGTTTATCAAGGTGACTTGATGCACTCACATGGTGATGTAGAACACGACAAGAAGTCTGGTACTGCAAAGTTTACACCGAACACTATTACCTACACCGCAAAGGGTGACGAAGCTAAGAAAGCTGCAGCATCTAAGGTCGGTGTAGTAGTCCATCAGAAGTATGAACACTCTGGTGGTAGTAAAGAACTACACGATATGGGTGCAACACCACACCCAGATATGCACAACTTCAAACAACACGCTGATGTTCACTTGAAGTCTGCTGAACACGACACAAGCAAGGTAAATTATTCCGAGAAAGACCAAAAGGAATTCCACGGACATATGGCTTCTGCAAAGAAAATCCACGACACTCATGGTGGTTCTATGTATGCAGCAATGCACCCAGAACACAAAGGTGAAGGTGGTCATATGGGTACTTACATTAACGCTACTGTGCGTAATGATGAGACTCCATCTGCTTCTGGTTTCCAATCACATGTGACTGGTCACTACGAAAAGCAAGCTGCTAAACTGAAGTCTGAAAAAGGACAAGCAGGTAAACGTGTGGTTGGCGCAGAACAAGTTGCTCATATCGAAAAGAATAAAGAACACTACGACAATATGTTTAAGATGCATGGTCATCTACAGAAAGCCAAGGATGTTCTAGTTAAGAATTTGAATCAACACACTGGTGGTTTTGAACATCATATCGATAAAGCTAAGACTGATCCAGAAGGTTTTGTTATCAATCACGAACACGAAGGTAAGACTGAACCAACCAAACTGGTTAATCGTAAAGAGTTCAGTAAAGCCAACCTACTAAAAATTAAAAAGTGGAATCAAGGCACATGAAATCATTCATCGACTATCTAAATGAAAGCGACTGCACTTGCTGGAAAGGTTACAAGCGCAAGCCTGGAACTAAACCATGCGCAGAAGGTTCTTGCGTTAAAGAAGAAACAGAATTAGACGAAGCTGCAGTTGATGCCAAAGGCTACAAGTCTTCTACTGGTGGTCTGACTCAGAAGGGTCGTGATGCTTACAATCGTAAAGAAGGTAGCAATCTAAAGGCTCCAGTTACAACTCCACCATCTAAGTTAAAGAAAGGCAGCAAAGCTGCTAATCGTCGTAAGAGTTTCTGCGCTAGAATGTCTGGTGTAGATGGTCCAATGAAGAAGCCAAATGGTGAACCAACACGTAAAGCGTTGGCACTAAGAAAGTGGAACTGCTAATGTTTTCATTCAAAGAATTATTCGAAGCTAAAGACGCTGGTGGTCATGGTTCTGAAAAGCACCACGTGACTGCCTTTACTCGTATGAACCCACCAACAACTGGGCACATGCAAGTTATTAGCAAGCTACATGCTGTTGCTAAAGAACACGGAGCCGAACACTCTTTAGTAGTCTCTCACTCTAATGACGCTAAGAAGAATCCTCTGACACCAGAGCAGAAAATTAAACATCTTGGTCGTTACTCTCCAGAGACTAAGGTTTCATCTTCTTCTAAAGAATCCCCAACAATCTTACACCATGCAGCTGCGTTACACAAGAGTGGTGTTCAACACCTTCACGTTGTTGCTGGTTCAGATCGTCACGAACAAATGCATAAGCTACTTCACCAGTACAATGGTAAGGATGCTGGTCATGGTCACTACAACTTCAAGAGCATTACAATGCATTCTTCTGGAGATCGTGACCCAGACTCTGAAGGCACAGAAGGTATGTCTGGTACTAAGATGCGCCAGCATGCTCATGACAACAACTTCAAAGAATTCCGTAAGGGTGTTCCATCTCACGTTTCCGACAAGCATGCTCACGAATTAATGAGCGATGTACGTAAAGGTTCTGGTATCAAAGAAGAAGCCATTAGCTACGAAACATTTATGGAAGCTCGTATGTCTGCTGCTGTTAAACTACAGAGAGCATTTGAACGTGAGCAACAGAAGTCTGCTGCTTCAAGAGAACGTGCTAAAGAACTACTGGCACCAAAGAAGCCAGAACCAGTTAAAGAAGAAACAATCGATGAGACAATCGTAAAGGTTGATTCTGGTTACGAAGTCCAGAGTCACACTGGTAAGAATCTAGGTAAATCTCCAACCCTTGCAGGCGCTAAGAAAAGATTAAAACAAGTGGAATACTTTAAGCATATGAAAGAAGAAGAGATGGTATTCGAAGACTTCGATGATAAGAATCTTGCCAAACAAGATCTTGCTAACAAGAAAAACAAAGGTGGTATTCGTGGTAACGTAATCGCTGCATTAAAGCGTAAAGCTGGACTTACAGAAAGCGTTCATGATAACCGCACTGGTTTCACTAAACGTAAACGTGAAGACGATGAATACCATAATGGTGGTGATCTAGATCGTCATACATATAAGTACACTGTTTCAAAACCAGGTGTTAACGATGGTAAGAAGCATGAACGCCATGTTACTACTCCATTAACATCACGCAAGAAACACGAAATAGAACATTTAGCTAGAGCACATCTAACTAAACAGGGATACGAAATTCACGAGGAAGCTATGCAAGAAGAACAAAAACGTGGTCCATACAAACAGAAGTCTGCTGTAGTCATTGCACCGAAAGAAAAGAAAGCTAAGACATACGGTGACATCGTTTCTAAGCTACGTCCAGTTTCAGAAGAAAGCGAAGTATACGCTAAGGCTGAAGAGAATAAGCGTTCTGCTGACGCAGCTAAGAAGCAAGGTAATATGTTCGACCATCATATGCACATGGCGGATCACCACGACAATCTAGCACAATGGCACTCCGAGAAGGGTCGTCATAGCGTAGCAGATACACATGCTTCTAAAGCAGAAGAACACCATGAGAAAGCTATGTCTCTCAAAGAGAATACTCTTGATGAGTCTATGACTGATTCTTGGAAGAGTGTTCAGTCAATGGACAAGGGTTCAGTTACTGGTGGTAAGCACGAAGTTAAGAAACGTCTAGCATATCTAACTGCAGTTCATGCCCACCACAAGAAGTTCGGTAATGATACTCATAAAGTTAAAAAAGAAATCGAAAGTATCAATCGTTCTCGTATCTCTGAAGAAGCAGAAGAGATCGAAGAAGCTACTCCATACTACAACAAACCATCTTTCCTAAAGAACATGGGTCGTATTGCTAAGCAAGAACGTCTAGCCCGTGAAAAGAAAGAAGCTGAAGCTAAACAGAAACCAGTAAAAGAAGAAGCTGAGTCTGTTGAAGAAGGTGCTACTGGTTATAAGCCTGGATGGATGTTACGCCAAGATCCTGTACTAGCAAAAAAAGTTAAAGACAGCAAGCGTGGCCACGAAGCACTAAAGAAGTGGGCAGGTAAACCAATTAATAAAAATGTTAAAGAAGAAACACAGGAGACAGAAATGGGATTGAAATCATTCAGCACCTTAGTTAAAGAAGGAACTTTACAATCGTCTGGTGATGATTCTATTCCTACATTGACTAAAGCACCAGTTGCGCCAACTCTAGACCGTAAGTACATCAAAGGTACTCCAGAGAATAAAGCATTGAAAGCATCACGCAAGCCAATCAATGGTCACCCAACCAACGAAGAATATGTTGAAGAAGGTGTACTGGATACTGTTAAGAAAGTTGCTAAGAAAGCAGCTGAAGTTCTTGGTGGTCCAGATGACGAAGGGCACAAGAAAGACTTGCAGCGCAAGATGGGTGTTCCACAAACTGGCAAACCAGCAATGGCTAAACAGAATGAAGAAGTTGAGCAGATCGAAGAACGCAACAAAGAAAACGCTACAAAGCGTAAGATGATGGATGCTTCTCGTGGTGCTCGTTTCAAGCTAAACAATCCAGTGCCTGATGCTGGTCCAGAACACAAGACTGGTCAAGCGCACAACAAGGCTATTGGTCGTGCTCTACGCAGCGAAGAGTCTGAGTTGGAAGAAGCTAAACACGTTGCTCCAACAAACAAGAAGCCAGCTGTTGATGTCGACAAGGTGAATGCTGCTGGACAAGAACCACACCACGAGACTTTCGAAGACCACAAAAAGGTTAAGAAAGAATCTTTCTCTGTCGCTGAATTATTCCAAGCATTGAAAGAAGGTATGTGGCCAGGAACTCCAGAATACAAAGCTAAGTACGATGGTGCTAAGCAAGGTGGTGGTTCTGGTATCAAAAAGGGTACACGCTACGGTGGTTCTCTCCAAAAGGATGAACCAGAACACGACGATGATGCTCCAAAGGCAGGTCGTCCAACAGGTGCCAAATCTGGTGCTCGTAAAAATCTTGGCAACTCAAAGTTGCATAAATAATAATAGTCCAATATAAGGAGAACTAAAAATGGCACTATGG